GCACCCCCTTCGGTTGGTATTACTATGGCGCGGGTGCTGATTTTACGCCTACGAAATGGTTGGATGAGCTCGGCGGCAAATTTCTCGTTCCGACCGATTCGATACACCTAGAGTTCAATGAGACCGTCGGAGCTTATGAACCGAACGTAGGAAACGCACACGTCTCGGGCATGGTAGGCGGAACCGTACAATGGGCCCTCAATCAATCCGGAACGGTCACCTGGAACGTCGCTGGTTGTGATTATATGGTCGGAGTATCTCCTTCTGCCTGGGGTTGTACCACGGGGTTGAACTTTGGACCTTTCGGCGGCAACAATACACAATCATCAGCGGCTGAAAAGATGCGCAGGACCCTCAAAAAATTGGTCAAGTAATAATCCGATATGATAGATTACTATCGTATTCGCTTTGTTACGGAGGAGGGGTTCATCTCCTCCGCAATTCGGGGTTTCACCAACAGCCAATGGTCTCATGCAGAGATTGTACTTCCTGATGGGTCCTATCTAGGGGCGCTCGCTGACGGCGTTAGAATCAGACCCGCCGACTACTGTAAGACCACAAACGAGCGCCGGTACGCTGTTCCAGTCGAGAGCGACGCTCTGGCGCAGATGATGGCGTTTGCTCACGAGCAGGTAGGAAAGCCTTACGACCTTTTCGACATTGCCGGATTGGCAACGCATCGAAACTGGCATGAGGACAGCGCCTGGATTTGCAGTGAATTAGTTGCAGCGACCGCCGAGGCTGGTGGCCTCTTCATGCTAAACGTCGATCCGGAATTTGTGTATCACATTACTCCAGAAATGCTGCATCTCAGCCCGATGCTTATTGGACACTGTTACTTCAGCAAATCATGACTCTTGAAGTTCTTGAGCGGCTTCGATTCTATCTGACCCAGACACGCCTGGAATTTCTTCGGGCTTCCCGAAATTCCAGTCTGAATGGATACAAAACGATTGCCCTCCAGGAAGAGAACAAAGCCCAACTAGCCAAAATACTCCTCGACGACTTGTCGAGGGAGACCGGAGAAGGACATGCCTGCAAGTGAAATTATGAAGGACTTTCGATCCGGAACTCTACACTCTGGCAAGAACGGACCCATCGTCAAGAAGAAGAAACAGGCCAAGGCAATTCTTATCAGTTATGCTCGAAAGGAAGGGGCCAACATCCCTCTGCCGAAGAAAGCGAAGACCAAGTCCAAATAATGGACAATTATGGGCGCGGACGAAAAAATTGATCTTCTCGTAAACCAGTACGGCACTTATAAAGACATCCCCAATAACGTGCTGTATGATCTGCTTCAGGACCTTCGAGAAGACCTCGTCAACATGGCGAAACTGGGTCCTGACCATATTCCCGGAACGAATCTGGGAATAGAGGTTCGACGCCGCTCCATAGCCGATTTGAAATGGTTGGCTAAGTATTTCCTTTGGGATGCGATGTCCGTCAGCGAAAACGGCGAGATACCGATTTCAGAAAACATATTCCTCGACCCACAGTACGATGTTTTTGCTGAGTTATTTGTTAAGAAGGGCCCATCAGTTCCTATTCTCAAAGCCAGTTCTGTTAAAACCAGAATTCTTCTGTGGCCCCGAGGTGGGGCGAAAAGTTCTTATGATGCGGTAGACACAGTGCAATGGGTTCTTGCCTATCCATCCATTCGTATCTTATTTCTTACGGCGGAGGCCAGCCTATCTCAAGGATTTATTAGCGAGATCAAAGGGATGTTTACTCTTAGAGAGGATAAGCCTTCCCTTATCAATTTGTTCTTTCCCGAGCATTGCTGTCTTCGAAAGGATATGGGCGCGGGAAACATTTTTACAACTCCAGTTTACAAGAAGAAAAAGACCGGACGCAAAGAACCAACGGTGCGGGCGTCTTCGGTGGGGAAAACCAAGTCTGGATGGCGCTTCGAGGTTATCAAAGCCGATGACGCGGTTTCTGATAAGAACTCAGAAACGTCAGAGCAATGTACTTCGATTTCGGAGAAATTGTTTCTCGCTGAAAAGCTACTCATGCCCGGTGGGTTTTTTAAGGACTATGTGGGTACGAGGTACGCCGAAGAAGATCACTATGGCGTTTTGCTTGAGAAATACCTGACAACCGGAGAGATTGAAATCGTCTCTGGAGTCGGCTGGGTTCTCACCAAGAACAAGACCTACAATATAGACATCCTGATCGGCAGGGCTTGCCAGATCAAACCGGAAGTCGAAGAGAAGCTCAGGCGCGAAGGTCGTCCGGTAACTTACATCGAGGCCGGAGAAGACGGTTGCATACTTCTCCTTCCCAAGAAACAGCCATACTCTTGGTTAATGGGCGAGTATGCGAACAATGAAAAGGTATTCGAGGGTCAACTCAACCAAAATCCTCGGTTAACCGGAGACAAGGGCTTCAACCGGGTATCCTTGATTAAGGCCACAATTCCCTTCAACATGCTTCCGCGCTCTGGTCCCGTATCTCAATTTTGGGACCTTAGTTTCAGTCAAAAGAAGGGAGCCGATTATTGCGTAGGCAGTTCGGTTATGTGGGGCGAAGAAGATGTGCTCGATTCTCTAGGGAAGAGAACCGGTTTTCGAAAGACCGTTGGTTATGTTCGAAAGATTGTTCGGGATAGATTTAATCCTTTTACCGCCGCGCAAGCTATTGTCCAGTTAGTCGTAGAAGAGCGTCCCTTTATCCTTGGCATAGAAGACGCAACCGGTTCCAAAAATCTTGAGCCGGTTATTCATGCGGAAGCTTACAAGACAGGTGATGCCCAAGTTATAGCCGTCTGTACACATATCCAATGGGTAACCCCCACTAATCAATATGATGCCAAACATATTCGAATGGGCAGTTTGATTCCGTGGATAGAAGAAGGTAGAATGAAATTCGCCAACTTCTGTATGGAACCAAAATATCACCATCTGGATGTGTTATACGACGAGTTTGAAAGATGTCTGTTTACTCGTCGTCACGGGGAAAGTACTCACCACCACGACGACATTCCGGACAATCTCGGATATCAGCCCTTATATGCTCCGCAGGCAACACAAGCTATAACCGAGAACCAGACTGAAAAGTTTTATTTCGTCGACCGGGTGGGATGGGCAGATGTCTTCAATCCCGACATGAACACCAATGCTTACTACGCGGACGAAAACGGGAAGCTCGTTCCTTGGGATGCTCCTATACTTCCGGACGATTGGATTCCACAGGAAGACACACGAGCGGGATCGCAATACGCTGACCTGCCCAACGTGCTCGGGATCGGGATTTTCGGATGAGACTCGAAATCAAAATCTTCGATGACCAAGATCAGGTTGTAGCCGAGTACAAAGGTGATCCTTCCCAACCGGGAGGATGGCGGGCGGACGCTTCGAAGAGACTCATCAGCAAAATGCCCGCGCAGTCCGACAACCAGAACACCGGTACCTACGAACTCTTCGGATTCACATATCAACCACATCTGGCTGTCGACCGGCCCAACGGATACACGGCCCCGGTTCCCAGTCCAAATACTGGAATACCTGCAAATTTCCCAACCATAACTCCAAGATTCGGAAATCCACCAGCAGCAAAAGTAACACCAAAATCTTTCCCGTGGAACCAGTGGCAACAGGCGGCTCCGACAGCAACACCCGCGCAAGGCGGATCGCCTGCGTCGACTTTAACTCAAGAGGTTAAGAAGCAATGAATAACACAGATAGCGCAATGGGCGGTCTCATAAAAATGGGGGGCAATCTCGAAAATCCCCGTGACGCCAAAGCAACAGACTGGCCGAGCGTAGGCCCCACAGGAGCCGAAGGCGAAGCATCGGGCAAGAACAAACTCATCACTCAGACCCTGAATCAGGAAGGGCCAAGGCACGCGGAAGACGGCGGCGTTAACGAGCCTTCTGTCTGGGGCAATACCGGACAGTTTGCTCCGGCCAAGAGCAAGGGAGAATCGGGTACTGCTCCGACTTCGATGACCTCGAAGAGATGCGTAGTAAATCTCGAAAATGGGCAAATGATTCCAAACGCGGAAATCGCAGACTGTAGTATGTAGTCCATTATTTGGACAAACAGTGGTGCCGATAACACTTTAAGCAATCGGTAATTTAACAAGGAGCCATCTTTATGATGACTATTGCAGAAATGACGGACTTTGTTCTCGATTGGATCAGGGTTCTAGAAGTAAACGTTCAGGAAATTTTGGATGTCGCGCTGCCTAACAAACAGCAGCACAAGACCGCCTCCAAGCTCGTTCATCAGCACTTCGATCACGCCCTCGTTTGCATTGCCAAAGAATTGGACAAACGGGACGAGTAATGTTCACCGTTTACCTAATCACCAATAAGCTGAATGGTAAGGTGTATGTTGGGCAGACGAATCAGCCTTTGTCGCGGCGCTGGACTCTTCATAAGTCTCGTATGCGACAGAACAAGGGATATACTGCCCATCTGTACAACGCTATGCGGAAGTACGGATTAGATGCTTTTGAGATCAAGACCATTGCTATGTGCGAGACACAAGAGTGGACCAATTATCTCGAAACGCTTTACATTCTGATCTACGACTCAACCAAGCCAAAGATCGGATACAACATGACAACGGGCGGAGAACACCCTACGCCGACTCCCGAATTCAGAGAACAACAAAGACAAAAATCCACTGGAAGGAAGCATACTGACGATTCTAGGGCGAGAACGTCGGAGAGCTTAAAACTTGCTTATGCGGAGGGCCGACATCCTGGAACCAGGGGTCGGAAAGCTCCGCAAGAAGAACGAGACAAGCAATCAGAACGAATGTCCGGAAAAGGGCATCCTAATTTTAATCACAAAATATGTTCCGAAGAGCTTGTACGTCTGTGGAATAATCGGGTTCTCCCGTCTAAGATAGCCGAACATTTTGGAATATCACTGGACACCGTTCGGAGACGAGTGAAGTCCACGGGGCTAGAATTCATTAACTATCGGGACCCCGTTGAACAGTCGGGGGCAAATTCTCCTCAGTACAAGCGAATCGATGAGAGCTTGATGAAGGAATTGTTTTTCCAGAATGTTTCTATTCGTCAAATAGGAATACGTCTTGGGATAGACCACCACGGAGTCGACAAGAGAATCAAGGCTCTAGGCTTGACTAGGAAAGAACCTAAATGAGCGTATTACCCGAACCTCAGCGTAACCCGTATGAAGCTATTACTCCAAAAGAGGCCAAGCATTTCATAAGTGCGGGGATTTGGGGGGATGAAGCGGCCCTCTCGCTCGTGGTAAATGATGCCTTGCGTGCGGAGAAGGGGGAGCAGACCCGCGCTTGGATTCTCGCGTGGCAGTCTGCTTCTACGCTCTATCAATCCCCCTACGCCCCCCGTTATTGGCCCGGCACGCAATCGGAAGCAGCTTCTATCAGCTTCTTCACCGTTGCCTGTGCGGTAAATGGAATCAATCCACAAGCACTCGCCGGGCTCTTCTACGAGAATCCGCCGTTCATGATCCAAGAGCGCCCGGGAACCTCGGCACAAGCCGCCCGAGCCGTTTCCGCCCTGCTTCAATATCAACTCGAAGATATCAATTTCAGAGAAGAGTTGAGGCTGGGGTCTATGAACTGCCTACTCTACGGAACAGCGATGTTCCAAGAGGGGTGGGAAAAGTTTACCCGTGAGCGGAAGATCATCAAGCGGAAGAATCCTTCGATCAAGGTTCCGAGCCCGATTCCAGGAGCACCGCCGACAACGATTTCGGACGATGAGTTAGAAGAAGAAATCATAGAAGAGGTCGTCGACCGGCCCACCTTCGAGCACATCGTCAATCTTCGGGAAGTCCTCGTTGACCCGGGATTGATGGTTCCGGACATTCGCAAAGCGAAGTATGTTGTTCGCCGCCGGTATATGACTTGGGACGATCTTGACAAGCTTCGTGACCGCCCAGGATATGACATACCCGAACGTAATGTTCTGCTTGATCTGTTTCTGCCCCCGGCAGAACCGGTGGAAGCAGCACTGCACGAAGAGGGAGGGCGTAACCCGCTGTGGGAAGCAAAAGGTGATCCCCGGTGGGAGCCGACTACCGCCGATCCAACTCAGCACCCGCTAGAGGTGCTCGAACGCTGGGACAATAAGACCTACATCGTGGTCCTTCAAAAGAAGGCCGTGATCTATAATGACAAGAACGTCTACGGCAAGATTCCTTTCTTGTCCGTAGGCTGGTGGGACATTCCCGGCGCGTTCTGGTCGATGGGTCTGGGCCGCACAATCGGAACGGAGCAAAGACTCCAAACCGGTATCACGAACCTTGTCATCGACAATGCTTCGCTGAACCTGAATATGCCGATGGTGCGCGTTCGGGGCAAATCGATCCCGACGCAGAGCATTCGAATCGGACCGGGCAAGATCATCGAGGTAGACTCACAGGGTGACATGGCCCCGCTGATGCGCTCCGCGCCCGTACCCGAGGCTGGAGAATTACTTTCCATGTCCCAGGCCCGCGTCGACACAGTGTCGGGCAACAACCCGATTACTAGTCAGGGTCAGGTCGGAGCTAGTGGACACGCAAATCTAGCAAGAAGCTCTGCCGGAGCCCAAGGTATCCTTGCCGGAGCCAGCACGCCTATTTCGGAATTTGTAGACAAGCTGGCCAATCAGGTCATCGTCCCGTTCCTGTATGACATGCGGGAAATGAATCAGTCGATGCTGCCTTTATCGCAACTCGACTTCATCATGTCCGATGAATTAAAACATGAGTACGTCACAAATGGCGGCGATCTGATTGACATCTTGACCGCAAGAGTCAAGTTCCAGATATTGGCCGGAAGCAAGATGACTA